GTAAGCTATTCGGAAACTATTAGCGCTTGAGCTTTGCATTTCACCCGTGGCTTTCATGGGGCCACTCAAATTAACGGCCCTGCCATTGGCTGTGGTTACAGAAATAGAACCATCTTCACCTAAAACTATTCCACTGCCGCCCTTATAATTAAAAAGCGATACATGGTAATTTGCGCTCCCTCGCCCCACATAAAATAAGTTATCCCCGTTGTAATCTTTACCCAGAAGATAGGTAGATTGACCCGCAGCAAGCGGCCAGAGCGCTACCGTTGCCCCATTACCTTTGACGGCAATCCCTTTCTGGAATGTCCCGCCCTGCGATGCAGAAACGGCGTCAACATCCGCCGCTGATGGCTTGTTTTTATCGGTGTAAAAATACTGATAATCCTTGCTACCCGTCCCCGTTGCGCCATCCCATCGAAACGCGATTTTACCTTTTGGATCGGATGGAATAATCAGGTGACGACTTTGCTTTACCGCCCCACCATCCTGATAAAGCGTAAAGGTATAGGCGTAAGGTCCACCGCTAACAGCGTGCGTCCAGAAACCGGAAGGTAAATCCGTCGGGATATTGTCGTAATTGTTACTCGCTACGGCAGGCGTGCGAGGTGCCACAGCTCCCAGCCCGTGCCAGCCCGTCACCGGCACTCGCCCGGCTGTCGTGTCTGTCATCGACGTGACGACATCTGCTTTTGCCGCCGTTCCGAGGCTCTCCTTAACTTTGGTCAGGTCATCATTAACGGCCTTTATCGCCTTTGGGGTCGCCGCCAGCGCTTCCGAGGTGCTGTCGGTCGCACTACTGAGCTGGACAATGCCCTTCTGCTTTGTGGTGGCGTCCTGAGCCGTATATTTACCATCAGCAAGCTCATACGCCGCCTTAACCGCTTTCGGCGTCGCGGCGAGCGTCTCAGACGTGCTGTCGGTTGCATTGCTTAACTGCGTGAAACCCTTTTCTTTCAGTGTGGCGTCGGGATGGCGACGGGATTGCTCATGCTCCGCGAGCTTATCGTCGACATAATCCTGCGTCGCCATCACCAGTGTGGTATCGATGGACAGCTCGACCGTCTCGATATCGCTCACCATGATAACCATTCGCAGGGTCTGCGCGCGTCCCGATCCTTCCGTCAGCTCGGGCTTGTAGCTCTCTGCCATATTACCGACCGCAATCAGCGTGCCAGTGTCATCGTAAAGCCCCATTTCACGGAGCCAGAAACCGCCGGTCTCTGGCGGAATCACCAGCTCCGCGACGACATAGTTTTTGTGCTTTTTGTCCTGGCTGATTTTATTCAGCGCATGACGCCAGACCTCATTGACCAGCTTTGTCTGACTGGCGTTCGGTTCGGGCAGTTTCCCGCCGCCATCCCCGACGGCCATCGCCGAAAAATTCACTTTCTTCGCGTTCGGGACACTCGCCGCCGCCAGTTTCTCCGCACCGGCTTTGGTGATAACGGTTTTATATTTTATTGTCATTGTGCTCTCACTTATCCGGGGTAAACCGTGGTGATATCGCCGTCATAGGTCAGGGCGCCGTAATACAGATGCCCCGGAATATCCTGAATAATATTCAGGCCGATTAGATGTCGGCTCGCGGGTTTGGCATCAGCAATCAGCCGCTCCATTTCGTAATACATTTCCTCGGTGATACCGGTTTCTAACACGCCGATATCGAGGCGGAATGTGCCGGGCGGGTCGTTCGTTTCCCACCATTCCGTCACGTTAATCAGATACCCGAGCGGCTCGACCACACGGCGCACCGCACCAATCGTCCCTTTGTGCGCATGGATAAAACACGCGCTACGGATCACCTCGCGTTTCGTTTCTTCCGGCCAGCTCTCATCCCAGCGGTCAACAGAAAACGCCCAGGCAAGCCACGGCAGCAAATTCGCCGGGCAGGTGTCAGCGTTCCACAAGCGGCGCAGCGGGACGGGGGTATTTTCAATATCCGCACAGGCGCGCGCCGCCGCCACCTCAAGCGGTGACGAGCCGAGCGGCAGCAGTTGGTTATTACTCATCGTTACCCCCGACCGTCACGCTGTACGCGGTGCAATAAGACGCCTGTGTATCATCGAGCACGATATCGGCCACCGGCGCGGCCAGCTCGACACGCTGCACACCCTCGACGTGGAGCGCGGCATAAATGGCTGACTTGCGGATATCCCGCCCGAGCCGGTGCTGCGCGCTGATATAAGCCTGCAGCTTCGCTTTTGCCGCACTGAGCACCGGCTCGCTTTCGGGGCCGGGATAAAGGTAAAGCGCCGCGTCGATGGTGTAGTCGACAATGGTCGCCGACTGGACGGTAACGCGGTCAGCGACCGGCCTCACGTCCTCATCGTTCAGCGCGGCACGCACCACGGCGAGCAGCTCGTCGGACGCCGCGCCGTTAGTCTCGCGGGACAACACCGACACGGTCACGCAGGCAGGCTCCGGGCTGATGACGGAAATATCAGCGACCCGTCCGTCAGCGCTGCGGCCATGAAACTGATACGCACCGGTCGACCCGGCCACGCTCATACCTTCAAAGGCCTGCTGAATACGCAGTCGATAATCGGTGTCCGACTCCATGACGGCGGGTGTCGGCGGCAGCGTGGTTTCATCAGCAGGCGTGATAACGAGGCGCTCAACGTTGTAGTTTGCTCCGAGGTTATCGAGGTCATGCCCTGCGGCATACGCCAGCATCACCGCGCGGGCCGACTCATTGACACGCTGTCGCCAGATAACTTCCCGATAGGCGTTCTCCTGCAGGAGTTTCACCATCGGCTCAGATTCGAGCATCAGCGTGCGCGCGACCGCCTCCTGCTGGTCTTCGGGATAGAGCGAGACCAGCGTCGCCTTGCGCTCGGTCAGGATGGTTTCAAAATCCAGCTCCTCCACGACATCGGGCGCAGCGAGCTGGTTCAGGTCAACAATAGCCATAGCGTTTAACTCAGTGGAATGGTGAGTGAAAAGGGCTGGTTTGAGGTGGATCGCGTGCCGGTCATATCGACATACAGCGCGCCGTCAGCCTCTCCGCGCTCAAAGGTGATGGTCGAAAGACTGACGCGAGGCTCCCACTTCTGGATCGCGGAATAACACGCGGCCATAATCTGCAGGCGCAGCGCCGGGGTCTGCGGCTGGTCAATCAGCGCCGACAGCAGCGAGCCGTATTCACGGCGCATCACCCGCGAGCCAACCGGCGTGAGCAGAATGTCGCGCACGCTTTGCCTGATGTGATCGGTCTCAGAAATACTGAGCCCGGTGTGGCTGTTCATACCGAGATATCGCACCGTCATTGTGTCCCCACCGTTCTGTCATCGCCGCGCTTCACGCCGCCGTGGTCGTGGTCATCCACCTGCACGCCGTTGGAGGTCAGTTTCCCGCCGGTGTGCTCGATATCCCCATACATTTTCCCGCCCTTCTGCACTTCGAGAGTCCCGGTGATGAGCTTATTGGTACACACCACCTCGGGTGTATCGAGCGTGATACGGGTTGAGGCTTTCACCAGCACCACCGGCACGGTGGCAGTAATGGAATCCGACGCGATGACGTCAGCGGTTTTGATACCGGACACGGTAAGCGCCCCGCTGTCGGGCTCGTACTCGATAACCGCCCCGTCAGGAAAGGCAATATGAAGCGCATCAGGCGAGGCAGACGGCGCGGGATGGTCATCCGAGAAAATGCCGGGCAGCACAAAGGCGGTGTCGAGCTCGCCACCGATGGCAAGAATGAGCACCTGCTCGCCAACGGAAGGAGCCCACCACAAACGCGAGCGACCGGCGCGTGAGGTCAGCCAGTTTAGCCACGTGGTTTGCATCCCGCCGGTCTGGACACGACAAAGCCCCTCGACGTGGTCGACGTCGGTCACAATGCCGGTGCGGATGAGGTTGCGCAAAATGCGCATGATGTCATTGAGTTGAGTTTTCATATGGGCATAATGTTCCCCTTCCAATAAGATATAAATCCAACATAGATTTGCCATTCATCGCACAACAGAAACGGATGAAATTAGATGACCACTAAATTTTTTTCTACACCACGCATACAGCAGTTGATGCGCGATTATATGAAAACTTTAGAATCGCTAGAGATAACTAGTGAATTTGAGAAAACAAGAAACGCTTTGCTAGTTAGCATCTTTGACATATTTTTAAAAAAATCCGAGGAGTGGGATGAAAAAGCGGAATTTAACATTGAAAATATCGGAGATGTATTTGCAAGCGAGTTAGAGGATAAGTTATTAACCACGCAATCTTTAAACATCATTTTTACGTCTTGCTTTCGTTTCTGCGTTGAACCAACAATTTTTGATGAAGCCTTAGACGCCCCCTTCAACACCATTAAAGAAATAAAAAACTTTGGCATATATCGATATAATGAGTTTGATGACAGAAGCAAGGGGCAGATAGATTATGCTCTGCGTGAGATGCCTCTTAATCTAATTAGAGCAACTTTTAATGGTGATGAAATTCATACATTCAGAGATTTCATGAACAATGTTAGATCGGCAAAAGATTTTGCGGCTAATTGGAAGATGTACATTGAAGAAAAAGAAAATAACATTAATGAGATAAAATCAAAATTAGAAGGGTATCAAAGCGCTTTTAACTTCGTTGGGTTGTACGAAGGGTTCAAATTATTAGGTGATCAAAAAGGCAGGGAGATTTTTTGGTCAAGATTACTTTTGGTTGCACTAGCTATTGCAATCCCTTGCCCTTTGATTATTGAGATCATCTATACAGTCCTTAAAACAAATGAAGCCAGCTCATTAAATAAATTAATTACATTTATCCCATTATTTTCCCTCACTTTAATTTTGATTTACTACTTCAGAGTGGCACTTAATAACCATACATCCTTGAAGGCGCAAACATTGCAAATTGATTTAAGGAAAAGCCTGTGTCAGTTTATTCAAAGCTATGCAGACTACTCTAAGTCAATAAAGGACTCAAACCCAAACTCTCTTATGAAGTTTGAAGATGTCATATTCTCCAATATAATGCCAAACCAAGAAAAAATACCTTCAACCTTTGATGGCATTGAACAAATTGCATCGCTAATATCAGCGATAAAACCAAAATGATATTATTAAAGGTGGGGCTTTAATCCACCTTTAATTTTTACATTTAATTTCTTGTCATGTTTTTAAAAAGAAGATGTTCAATGATGTTTAAATCAGCATTACTTATTCCTAATAATTTTCTTTCAGGATAATTCACTTCCCGACTGTGTAAACTTGGTCGATCTTTGAGTCCTAACTGATGAATCTGAGCAATTCGCTGCACCTTGCCGGTAAACTCCACCACAGCCGTATCATTACGGCCACTGGCTTTCATATAGCGACTGGTTCGCAACTTCTGGAACATCGCCCTTTTGATTCGCCCATTCTTTGCCCTGAGCGGCTGGCGCTTTCTGGCCTGATACGGCGAGCCATCGGGAGCTTTTTGCTGCTTGATGCGTTGCTGTTGCGATTTACGCAGTTCCTTCGCAATCTCAGCAGCGAGCTTGCGCCGTCCCGCCGGTGACAACGCCCCAATCAGCCCGGCCAGCTTATCGTCAAAGGGTTTAAATTCACTCATCCCATTTGCTCACCAGCTCGCCATTGATATACAGCTCGGTCGGACGCGTCACCGGCTCGGGCAATGGCGGCTCAGGCGCATAGCTGACGTGCAGTGCGCCGTTTTCATCCCTGACGAGCGTGCGCTCGGTGAGTTGCAGACTGATACTGATATCGACGTTGTCCCCGTCGTTCAAATCCATCTGGAACCGATAGCCCTTTTTCCGCCCCTCATCCGTGGTGCAGATATCCGGCTGGTTCTCACGCAGCCACGCGGCGACCGGCACGAATATCAAATCCGGGTCGCCCACAAAATCACACACGATCACATTCAGGGTGTAAATCTTTTCGTGCGACAACGACGCTGCCAGACGCGCATCGATATTCCCCTCGTCGGCAAAGATGCGCATCATTTCGGGGTTGGTTTTTAGCTGCGGTACGGCGTCAGTGAGCGCCCTGCGCAGGCTTTTCATTTTCTGCATCGGTTTTGTCCTGACAGTCTTTGATGGTCTCGACCTTGAGCGCGCAGGATGCGAGCGCGAGCTCAAGCCTGCGGATATCAGCACTCAGGTCGCCGTTAGTTGTGGGTTCGCCTCCCGGCATCGGGCAGAGGCTCACCGTCGGGCAGGCGCTGTAAACAATGACCGGCGGAGGCGCAGGCCGTTCGGGTGTGCAACCGGCGCACAGCATCAGGCAAATCAGCGCGATACCAGCGGCGCAATTCTTCGTTTTCATTCAGTAACCTCGTGATGGTGTGTTCCCGTCTTGCCGCCAGCTCACCGGCAGCGGTCAGCTCATCACTGAGCCTGACCTGCGCGCTTTCATTCGTCCTGGCGTTGCGTTGTGACACGGCAAGCTGATTTTTAAGCATCCCGATAGTCGTCTTTTGCTCACTGGCGACCCGGTTCGCTTTCTCAAAGGAGCGGGATAAAGTCGCGTTATCGTGGCGCAGCCACAGCACCACGGCGAGCAACCCGGCCAGCACAATCATCAGCACTTTCATGGCATCCCCTTCACGCAATAAGCCCGTTCCCGCGCGCGGCGGTTTTCCAGCCCTTTGTTTTTGACACCGTTCACATACACCCAGCGGGTGAGCTGGTCGCACGCCTGCCACCACTGCTGACGCTTGATAAACGAGACCAGCGTCGAGCGACAGGCCGCGCCGGTTCCCACGTTAAAGGCAAAACTGACCAGCGCGTCATATACGCGTGGCGGCATCGCCACCGGCACACACACCGCGAGCCGTTGCTCGGTGTTCAGTACATCCGCGACGAGGTTCGTAGCCGCCTGTCGCTCGGTGATCTTCCCTTTCGGCGTGACACCGGCAGTGTGGCCGATGCCTGACGTCCAGACGCCCGCGCTGCACTGATAAGGCGTCAGGCGACATCCTTCGAGGTCTGCAATCAGCGCCAGACCCTCGGACGAGGTGTTCAGCAGACGAAAGTCAGGCACCAGTACGGCCAGCGCCAGCACGGCGGCCACACTGCAGCGTTTAATGATTGAGCTCACGAATGGCCCCCTTATCCAGTCCGAGGGATTTCAGATAACGATAGGTTTTGCGCTTAAACCAGAAATTGGTCAGCGCGGTAAAAATGGCGCAGGCACTGCCCACATACAGCGCCAGCTTTTCAGGCGACATCGCCCCGAAATACGCCAGCCCCACAGCCAGCCAGTACGCGACGAACGTCGTGATTTTTTCCATGCTCAGTCCCATAGATTCACCGTCTCGGTTTTCGGCGCGCTGTCGGTCTCAGGCAATTCTATCGCCGTGCCGTGCGGTAGGATGACGCCCAGCTCTGATAGCCCCGGATTCGACTGCAGCACCGTCTCGACCACGCCCTCCGTGCGCCCGTAATGCCTGGCGCAAATCGCGTCGAGGGTGTCGCCCTGCATCGCGTAAACCTTCATCAGATTTGCCCCACGATGCAGCGCGCCTTGTCCTGAATACGCGCCACTGACCAGCGCATATCCCGCCACATCTCATCGATGGTGCTGTCGATACTGTCGGCTTTTTTGTCGCCCTTGCTGGTCGCATCCACGCCGCGATAACGCTCGTACAGCGTGGCGGTGGTCATCGAGCACACGGCGTTGAAGTAGTGGAAACAGCGAACACTTTCGCCGTCGAGCTCGTCGGTCGGGACATCCGCGAGCGTGGCGTGACCGGCGTCGAGCTGGCGGTCGCGCCAGTCGCGCAGCTCCGCATTGGTTTCCGCAATAGCGGTCTTAATCGCCCGGCGCAGGCGCACAGGCGAAACGGTCTGTTCAAGGCGCATTTCTTCACGCACGCGCTGCGGGTCAACATCGGGAAAAAAGCCCGTGTTTTTAATCACCGGCTCGCTCACGCCCGGTGGCGGTATCACCACGCCCGGCACGTCCTGCGGCGCTGTAGTGGGCTCAATAATCAGTGTCGTCATGACAACCTCGGGTAATAGGTGGGCGGTGGACGCCGGTCGCAGTCAGGGCAAGTGATACCCGCATTGACCGGCGTGCCGCCCGGCTCGGGGAGCGTTCGGTTAACCTGCGGTTTTTGCCGCTTTGGGAGGACGCCCGCGCCGTGCCGCTGGTTTAGCGGTGGCTTTGCGCGTGCGTGGTTTATTGGTTTTCGGTGCGGGTTCGGGCTTCGGTTTCAGCTGACGCTCAAGCTGTTCGATATCCTTTTTCACGCCGATAGTGCGCTCCAGCTGAATGGCACGCTGCAGGTGCGACAGTGCGTCGGGCAGATTCCCCGCGTCGCGCAGCACGTAGCCGGTGATTTTGTGCAGCTTCGCACGCACGATATCGGGCATATCTGCACGCTCAGTCAGCGCGAGGGTATCGAGCAGGTTTGCCAGTTCGACCGGCTGCTTACCGTCACGCAGGCGTTGCGCGGCGAGTGCCACCTCTTCGGCCAGCAGATACGGCGTGGTACGGCGATGACCGCCGACCGGCATCGTAAGTCCCCATGTCAGCGCGTAACGGGCAATTTCCAGCGCCCCGGCAATGTCATCCGCATCGAGACGCCAGAGCATGACGGTCATGACAATGTCATCCTGCGCGCCTTTGCCGTTCGCGAGCACACCCGCCACCCACGGCAGATAAAACGGCAGCAGTTCGCGCTTTTTGTCGGCCTTACGCTCAGTGGATCGGATTTGTTTTAACGTGCGACAGTCTGCGGCCAGCTTTACCAGCATCTGCTCATAGGCAGTTGCATTGCGCAGCGGAGCAGCAGCCCGCCGCGCGGTTTCAGAGGCCGAGACCCGCATCATGTGAAGCGCTGCGGGGCTCGTCATGGCTTACTCTCCGGCGGTCTGGTCGGCAGGCGCAGCATCGCTTTCAGGCTCCGCCGGGGCCGCGAATTTGCCGAGGGTGATGTTTTCAATCAGGCCACCGGCCGCATAGGCTTCAACCACGTAATCGACATTCATCGACTCGTAGTTTTCGATGCGGTCTTTCTTCGGCTCCTCGATGATGGCGCGGCGGTGCGCGTCATCCATGAAGTAAATCGACAGGTTATCGAGGCGGGTGATCATCAGGGCATTGGCCGGGAAGTACGGCACGCGCACGGCAGGCAGATTGCCGATGCGCTTCTGGCTGATGATGATGTCAGCGGCCAGCGTCTCGCTGTTTTCCTGGGTCTTGTTGACGATCGGGAAATATTTGTCAGCGAGCAGCTTGCGACCAGTGATGACCACGAGCTCCGGGTCGTCCTGATAAATCTCGTCAATCAGGTTGGTGGTGGCGTCCATCACCAGCGCATCGAGGTTTTTGTAGTCGCCGTTTTCACCCACGCGGATCACGTCGGAAATGACCGTGCCATCTTCGCCGGTGATTTTTGACATCACACGCGCCGGGGCTTCATTGCGATACTTCTGCAGCCAGCCGGTGGCGACGTCCTGCAGCAGCGGGTTCTGCTTACGGTTGGAGGTCGCCGCGCGCTCGATGCCGTTGAAACCGGCCATGATGAAGTCGAGCGACTGGCGCTTGATGATCGCGTCGCGGATACGGGTCTGGAAGTCCTGGAATCTCGCCCACAGGTCGAGCTGTTTGTAGCGGATATGGAAGTCGAAGTTAATCTGCGCGCACTCGTACTGGTTGGATTCAAGCGCGGTGAAGTCAGCAGTCTTACGCTCGTCATCCCCGGCGGTATCGGTGGTGCTCGCAATGGTGCCGTTAACGCCCACGCCGACCTTTTCGCCTTTCAGCTCGTCGACCGGCACGATGTTAATCTGGGTCAGAAACGCAGATGACAGCTGCAGGGTGTTCATCAGGGTCTGGGTGACGGACGGCTCGACGGTGAATTTTTTCGCCACGTCGTCGGTCTCGACGCCGTTCAGCTCCGCGACGCGGGACAGGTAGGCATTAAATTTAAAGCGGGTTTCTTTACGCATGGGTATTCCTGTTTTTCAAAATAGGGTTCTGGCCGGGCAGCGCGCCCGGCGCGTTATCAGCAGTTAGTCAGCAGCTCGTCGCCCGTCCCGCCCTTCGAGAGTTCACGGCGCGGCTGGCGCTGGCTTTCGGTGTTATCGAGGGAGCTTTTCAGGGAGGTAAACGCCTGCGCGTTTTCTTCGGTATGGCGGGTCATATCCTGCTGCAGCTGCGCGAACGCGGTTTCCATTTCCTTCACACGGGTCTCGGTGTTACTCAGGCTGGTTTGCACCTGCTCGGAAACTACCGTCACTGCTTCATGCACATCCGCCAGACGCGCGTCATCGCTGACCTGTTTGCGGCTGAAAATGGCTCTGACTTTGTCGGTCAGGCTGTTAAGCACGGTGTCGGGGACGTCCTCAAACTCCAGCTCCGCCAGCGAGGCAACGGAAAACAGGTCGTCAGGATGGGCCTTTTTACCGGCGAGCGGGTTCTGCGTCGCCCGGCTGCAGAATTCGAGGTATTCGGTGCCGAGGCTTGCCGGGTCATCGGTCACTGCGAGGCCCACGAGGTAACATTTTCCGCTGTTGGCGAAGTTCGGGCGGATCTCCATCGAGGTGTAAACCTTCTGACCGGCGCGCACCATGCCGACCAGCTCGTCGAGCGGTGCGATTTTGCCAAACAGCGCTTTCTTGCCGTTAAGCGCAGAGTCATCGCTGATGATTTCGGCTTTGACTTCGGTCACGTCGCCATAACGTTTGAGCACGCTGTCGGGCAGAATGCCGCGGAGATGTTCGAGGTTGATGCGACAGCCATAGACACGCGGATCGAAGGTGTCGGCCATGTCCTGAATGTCATCGCCACTGATGACGCGGCCATCGCAGGTGTCGCCCTCGACGCCAATGCGAAACCATTTAGAAACTTTCTTTGCCATTGTTCAGGTGTCCTGATGTTGGGTTTTCGGTTCGGGTGTAGTTTCCCGACTCCGTCCCGCATCAGCTACCGCTTGCAGAAGTGCAACCCCCGACACAACAGGGGCTTAGCGATAATCCCCGGCCATTTCCTTAGCCTTGCCCCGTATTCACCGACACGAGGCAACCATGACCCTTTCGACTGACCTCTCCCTGTTACACGACCCGCGACGACAGGCGCGCCTGCTCTTCTGGCAGGGATTTTCTGTGCCGCAAATCGCCGACACGCTGCAGGTGAAGCGCCCGACGGTGCAGAGCTGGAAGCAGCGCGACGGATGGGAAGAAACCGCGCCGCTCAACCGCGTGGAAACGACACTTGAAGCGCGGCTGATTCAGCTCTACGCCAAACCTGACCTGACACCGCATGATTTTAAGGTCGCTGATTTTTTGTCGCGTCAGATGGAACGGTTCGCACGCATCAACCGCTACGGCCAGACCGGAAATGAAGTGGATTTAAACCCCAACATTGCGAGCCGCAACAAAGGGGATCGCAAAAAACCGAAACGCAATTATTTCAGCAACGAGGCCATCGAGAAGCTGGAAGAGATTTTCCTCGACCAGTCATTTGAGTATCAGCTCAACTGGCATAAAGCCGGATTAGAGCACCGTATCCGCCACATCCTCAAATCGCGTCAGATTGGCGCGACGTTTTACTTTGCGCGTGAGTCACTGCTGCGCGCCCTCAAGACCGGGCAGAACCAGATATTTTTGTCGGCGAGTAAGACGCAGGCGTATGTGTTCCGTAAGTACATCATCGCCTTCGCGCGGCTGGTAGACGTTGACCTGTCAGGCGACCCGATTGTCATCGGTAACAACGGCGCAGAGCTGATTTTCCTTGGGACAAACTCCAACACCGCGCAGAGCCACAACGGCGACCTGTACGTCGATGAAATTTTCTGGATACCCAACTTTCAGCGGCTGCGCAAAGTGGCGTCGGGGATGGCATCACAGTCGCACCTGCGCACCACCTATTTCTCGACGCCCTCGACGCTGGCGCACGGCGCATATCCGTTCTGGTCCGGCGAGCTGTTTAACCGGGGGCGCAGCAACCGCGACGAACGGGTCGACATCGATATCAGCCACCAGGCGCTCGCCGGTGGCGTGCTGTGCCCGGATGGACAGTGGCGGCAGATTGTCACCATCGAGGATGCACTCGCCGGGGGCTGCACGCTGTTCAATCTGGATCAGCTGAAACAGGAAAACAGCGCCGACGATTTCCGCAATTTGTTTATGTGCGAGTTCGTCGATGACAAGGCGTCGGTATTCCCGTTCGAGGAGCTGCAGCGCTGCATGGTCGATGCGATGGAGGAGTGGGAGGATTTCGAACAGTTTGCCGACCGTCCGTTTAACTGGCGTCCGGTCTGGATTGGTTATGACCCGTCACACACCGGCGACAGCGCAGGCTGTGCGGTACTGGCTCCGCCACTGGTTGCCGGTGGCAAGTTCCGCATCCTTGAGCGTCACCAGTGGAAAGGCATGGACTTTGCGGCACAGGCCGAGGCCATCCGCTCACTCACCGAAAAATACACCGTCGACTACATCGGCATCGATGCGACCGGCATCGGCCAGGGTGTTTACCAGCTCGTGCGCTCCTTCTTCCCGGCGGCGCGCGCCATCCGCTACACGCCCGAAATGAAAACCGCGATGGTGTTGAAAGCGAAAGACACCATCCGACGCGGGTGTCTGGAATATGACGCCGGTGCGACCGATATCACGCAGTCGTTTATGGCAATCCGTAAAACCATGACCAGCAGTGGCCGCAGCTCGACCTATGAAGCGAGTCGCAGTGAAGAGGCCAGCCACGCGGATATCGCATGGGCGACCATGCACGCCCTGTTAAACGAGCCGCTTTCCGCCGGGAGCGGGATGCACTCAAACTCTATTCTGGAAATTTATTAAGATGGCAAAACAAAAAACTACTCAGCAGGCAGTCAGCAAGCCGCAAAAGATGGAGGCGTTCACCTTTGGTGAGCCTTCCGCCGTCATGGATCGCCGCGACATCCTCGACTATGTCGAGTGTATTCATAACGGGAAATGGTACGAGCCGCCGGTCAACTTCTCGGGGCTGGCGAAAAGCCTGCGCGCCGCCGTCCACCATAGCTCACCGATTTACGTGAAGCGTAACATTCTGGCGAGCACCTACATCCCTCACCAGCTGCTGTCGCGTCAGGATTTCAGCCGCCTCGTGCTCGATTATCTGGTCTTTGCCAACGGCTATCTTGAGAAGCGAATGAGCGTAACCGGCCAGCTCCTGAAACTGGAAACCTCCCCGGCCAAATACACCCGCCGTGGCGTCGAGGATGGCGTTTACTGGTACGTGTCGAGCTTCACCCACCCGCACGAATTTGCGCCCGGCTCAGTGTTCCATCTGCTTGAGCCTGATATCAATCAGGAGCTTTACGGGATGCCGGAATACCTGAGCGCACTCAATTCCGCCTGGCTGAATGAATCCGCCACGCTGTTTCGTCGCAAGTATTACCAGAACGGCGCGCACGCGGGGTACATCATGTACGTCACCGACGCGGCGCAAAGCAGCACCGACGTCGATTCGCTGCGTGATGCCATGCGTAATTCAAAGGGACTCGGGAATTTTAAGAATCTGTTTTTCTACGCGCCCAACGGGAAACCGGACGGCATCAAGATCGTGCCGCTGAGTGAAGTCGCCACGAAGGATGATTTTTTCAATATCAAAAAGGTAAGCGCCGCCGACCTGCTCGATGCGCATCGCGTGCCGTTCCAGCTGATGGGCGGCAAGCCCGAGAATATCGGCTCATTAGGGGATGTCGAGAAGGTTGCGCGGGTGTTCGTGCGTAACGAACTGACGCCGCTGCAGGAGCGATTTAAAGAGATCAACGACTGGGTCGGAGTGGAGGTGATCCGCTTTAAGCCTTACGAGCTTGATAAGGACTAATGATGCATTGGCAATAGCCGCTTATCACGGCTATTGCCAAATGTAAGCCTAATCGATGTCGGGATCTGCAAAACTGAGAGTATCAGGATCAAATGCGTCAGTTTTGATATCCCCGTTTTCAGTCATCCATCTCGCAATTACATGGTCTCCCGGCACATGATTCCACGCAGCGCCCATATCTTTGGCGATACCTAAAACCGTCATCGGTGGACCTCCAGAATTCAACGTAACTACATTACCCTCTTTAAATGCCATAGTGCCCCCTATTCTTTATGCATGAAATGCTGTCGTAGCCCTTCCTGACAACGTAGTGAGAAATGACCGTAAGCAACCATAGATTTAATAGTTTGAGATGGGCACAAACGCGCTCAGACGTTCGGATGATTTAATCCATTTACCGACTTAGCGCGCAATGCTTTCCCCGCCACGCCTGCCCGCTTGATGGGTCGGTTTTAATGCAGGTGCATCGACATAATTTTGCAGAAAAAGCCCACGTTACTCCCTGTCTCACAGGAAGAGATTCAAAGAAAAAAATTGATGCAAATTGATGCATAATATGAACGCACATCTTAAAAAGATGCTCAAGTTGCTTTATGATGTCTAATTATCAGCACTCTTAAACCTTTAGGCAAAAGTAAGGAATCCAAATGGTTACTCTCAAGCATAATCTTGATGAGCTTCAACAAATAGCTAAAGAACGTACTGTAAAAACTCAAACTATAGAGTACGACTTGGAAACACTTGTCAAAAAAATACAAAAAAATGTTATTAAACTCAACCCCGAATATCAGAGAAAACATCGCTGGAGCAATGAGAACTCATCTCGACTTATTGAAAGCTTGATATTAAACATCCCTATTCCATTTATTTATATCTCGCAGGACGTTGATGTGGATGTTGAAGTGGATACTGAATCATCTCGATTTTCAGTAATCGATGGACAGCAACGACTTACGGCCATTTATAATTTCTTTCAGAATGAATATCAATTGGAAGGACTTGAGGTTTTAGATAAATTAAATGGTTCCTTTTACAAGGATTTACCTTCATTTTTGATTCGCCGATTAGAGGAAAGGAGCATTCGCTGCCTACGAATCGACTCCACAGTGGATCCTCAAGTCAAATATGATATTTTTGAACGCCTTAATTCAGGGTCAGTTAAATTAGAGTCTCAAGAACTGAGAAATGCCACCTGTCGTGGACCATTTAAAGACTTGGTAAAAAAACTAGTTTGCAATAATGACTTTCTCACAGCCTGTAAATTAGCACCTGAAAGTAAAAGGGTGAAAAAAATGGAAGACGAAGAATTAGTCCTACGTTTTTTTGCGATTAATTTCAAAAATGGCCATGATGATTATAAAGGAAAATTCAAACAATTCCTAACAACAAAAATGAGTAATTTCAATGATCTAGATGATGAATCACTAAAAAAGATGGAGCGTTTATTCGTTCACACATTTAGAAAGATTGGGGCATCCAATATATCTATCCCATTTGCAAAGTACAGAGTTACCGGTAAAACGGTTAAAAAAATGTCTGACTTTAATGCTGCAGTTTTTGATGCTATAACTCATTTATTCATAATTAGCATCCTTAAAGACAAACCAGTAAGTGAAGATATGATTATCGACATGTTTAGTGACCCAGAATTTTTCTCTGCCTGTGAAGGTAGCGTAAATGATGTTGCCAAGCTAAACACAAGGATTGCTAAAGCAAAGGGAGCTTTCTAATGGCAACGTTCATTGCAGATTATCTAAATACTGTAGATCTTCAATGGAAAGAAATTGACATACTAGCTCAAGAAGCTATCAGAGTAGAAACATCTAATACTGAACTATACAATGTTCTTTGTCGTTCAATAACTATTCTCATAGTTGCTCATATGGAAGGGTTCATTAAAGGTGCTGCAAAAAATATAATTAGTGATTATTCATCGGTTGAGTTTAAAAACTTGCCAAACGCAGTAAAGATAACTTATTGCAAAAGACACTTAGGTTTTGATGAAACTGCTTTTCCCAATTATCATGAGAGAATAAAAACTCTCATCTCAGATTTAGAAAGATCTAGTGACTTTAAAATCACTCATGAAGCATTTACCTTTAATAAAAACAGAAATCCAAAACCTGATACTCTTGAATCAATAGCATCTCGTTTTGGAGTTTCAGACATATTCAAAAATTTAAATGGTTCTTTATTCGATGAGGTTTTCTCAATGACATCCCCAAGAATTAAAAGAATCCTCCCAATAGCATCAAAAAAAATAAAAAGAATGGTTATCAATTTTCCTTATCAAGTGGGCAAAGAACCCTATGGGACAGAATCGAAAAAATACAAAGGTCGAACATTATGGCAAACCTTTCTTGATGATTTAAATATGAAGCGACACACAATCGCCCATGGAAATGATTTTAATAATGTCATTGATATCAATACCTTAATCGAACTTAAAGATAAGGCTATGATATTGCAACTTTCTTTTCTTTTAATTATTTGCTCAGAGTTATGTCATAACTAAAATCTGAAGCGGTAGGAAATCTACCGCTTTATTCATCAGGCTATGTCTAATAGACAATAACTACTAATGTAAGTACTCCCAATTCATTGATCAATAGACTCAATTTTATTGTAAGATTACTAAATAATCATTCCCCTAGTTTGAGCGGAGCCGCATTTCTTTGCTGACGGTTTTTGGAAGGCTCGCCGTCTTTTGAGGCAGCCCAGAGCATCCTCATAACGTCGGGCTCATCGCAGCCGATGACCCCTCTATCAATCAGATTTAACACCGCTGCGGCTTGCTCAGTCGGTGTAGCTGTCATAACTGGATCGCCATCGCCAGTGAGCTTTCCACAGTTATTGACAGGACTCCGAGGCGCGGCAATGCCGCTTTTTAAAGTCAAAGGCTCAACGGCCAAGAGCTTTGGAACGATGCGCCAGTCGGCTGTACGGGTAACACGTACCAGCTCAGAGCCCAAGTGCGGGGCGTAGATGCCCACGACTCTCTCTATATCCTCTTCGTAGGCGTTGACCTCGTCAGTCACGTTACGAGCCACACGGACGGTCTGGCTATCACGTGGAACATTCGCCCCACCCTGCGCTGCGATATACAGGTCAAACCCACCTTCATCAGCTGCAGCTCTTGTCGCCTCGACACGCTCATCGAATTCATCAGCAATGCTCACCCCACGAGGCAGTTTGCGCAGCTCGCGATATGCGCCCATCGTCGGCAGGCCAATCGATTTGAATTGCGGGATTCGCCACGTAGAAGCCCATGCGGTTACAGCTGCGGCTGTATCGGCGAGAGGCTTGCCGGTGTCGTGATCGACCTGACCATCGAGCGCGTAACCGTCGATATTCTTCGCAATGTATTTTGCGATGTAACCGGCTGCTCCACCTTGATTGAGGTGCTTCGCTTCAAAGCGCTGTGCTGCTGCACCCTTTTCATCGCCGTCTTCTTTTAAGGCATACCGGCGCATGATTTCTGTGATCTGTTTGCGCTGCTCTGGTTTGCAAAATAGCATCATGTGCCAGTGTGGTGTTCCGTCATGATGCGGCTCAACAACGCGCATTCCGTAGACATGCAGATCGTTATCTTTAAAAGCTGTGCGCATCAGGCTCCAGATGCGGCACAAATATCGCTGTCCATCCTTAGGCGTAAAGGCGGTTTCATTCCATCCGTGATTGAGTTGCACTGTTTTTTTATCGCCCTTTCCAACCTGACGCGTCGGGTGATACTTCGATGGCGTGGTGATAGTGATAAACATCCCGACGTCACCCTGACCGGCCGCATAGCGCTCAATCCCGGCGATAGTGTTCATCAGTTCCATACGACGAATTTCGGGGTTTGAAATACTGCCCATGACTTTGCTGATGAGATCGATGCGTTCGCCGGTTACTTTGTTTTCCAGCTCGCATGATTTGAGGTATTCGAGATTAGACAGGCGGCGAGAATGAACGTCGCGGATCGCCGTTTTGCTGGCGTATGGGGAGCGGTCTTTGTTCACCTCTCCGGCAGCAATCAGCAAGGCCTCGTGCCAGCGCATACGCTGCGCCTTAAACTGGTTAATCCACCATTCATCGTTAATCAGACGAGCGATAGCGGAAAATGCCTGGCGGATCGTGATTTGTCCTTTGCGGTATTTCTTCCAGAACATCGGGGTGATGTTGAATGCGCGAGCTGCACCGGCAACGTGACCATATAAGTGCGCCTGCGCTTCATCTGTGAAAAGGGTCTCTTTACCGCCGTGAGCATCTGCCCATGCGTCGCTAAGTTCCTCGTAAGCGACATAGAGCTGCGATGCGATACGGGCGGCAAATTTTTTGAGTGCCTTGTCACTCATACCCGCTAAACGTGAATAGCTTTCACGCTCGCTCATGAAGAGAAGCGATGCCGTCTCGTTCATTCCGTTTAGCTGATTCACCCGCTCAAGACGCGGCCCCACCCTTTGCTCTACGGTGTTCTTGAGGAAATAGAAACCATGAAGTGGGCTTTTAGTACGACGGATGAAGTCATACCGGGAGTTAAACAACGTTTTTAAAACATATGGCAGGCGATTAACTTTGCCTAAAACGCCTTGCACCTGACGGAATTCGCCACGTGTAAGGGGTCTGTCACGGCCAATTGCAGAGCGTGGTGCATTCCAGGGGTAAGCACCGACGAATGTATCATCGGTGTGTTTCGAGAACGGAGGCGGTGGCGAGGGGGCAATACGCCCCCGAGGTTCAACGGCCATTTGAAGTGAAGGCATCCAGACATTGCTTCGCTATGCGCTCAATCTGATTTTCAAGCGCTGAGAAACGAGTTGCGTTTCCCGTTAAAAGGTCATGCAAGGCAAGACCTGAGACGAGCTTAGGAATAGTTGGGTAGTAACCCACAACATCCAGCCATTCCTTTCCTTCGTTCTTTCCAGAGGTAGCAGTTTTCTTTTCCTGCAAAATAAACTGATAGCGGTCGCTGGTAATGACGTACTGGTGATTTATCTCGATACGGATGCTCATTTTTGCTTCCTGTTAAAAGTTAATAGCCAACTCAGACTGAAATTGAGTTGTGCAACTTCACGGACTCTTGCCCCAGAAGCTCGATAATCTCGGTGCGGTTTAGCTCAGATTTACTGATATGAGCGATAAGCCCATCAAAGTGTGACGAAATCCGAGTTGCCGTATCGCGCTGGGCTTCTCTTACGGCCTGCGCCAGAAGTGCTGAAAACATGCCCCGCTGCGCTGTATTTTGTTTTTGCATTTGCTTATCTCCAGACAAAAGGAGTTCCCACGCTGTAAGGTGCGTAATAAAACGAATCCAGACTAATTAATGTAAATACTGCTCAGGTTTTACCGAGGTTAAGATGGTTGGTGCGTATTCAAAAAGGCTAAACAGTTCTCGCAGCGCGCGGAAAAGCTTGTCACGCCAGTAGCAGTCTTCATCATTTAATCGCCAGTGCGGCATACTGAATTCCTGCTCTGTAAGCCCGGCATGAAGAAAGAGCGATCGCCTTTGGCTTACTGTGAGGCGGCTAATGAAGGTCGCCTTAGTTGCGCCATGCTGGCGAAACCGGCTAAAGGCAAATCTCAATTCATCAAGCGCACAGACGAGACGCTCGCGATCTGCTTCGTCCATTTCCTCCAACCGCATGACTGAGTGACGTTGCTTTAACTGAGCGTGAAAACAAACGGTGAGTCGTTCCCGCTCCATCATCTGATTGTAAAAATCGCAGGTATCTTGCCAGCGAGGTTGAGCCAGGTACTTACAGACCAAGCCACGAAGCGCAGTCGGTTGTTTCTGGATCACTTCAAGAGTCATAACGGTCATAACCACAGCCCTCTCTTTTTGACCAGGTGGCGAAGCTTCTCGATAAAACCAGGCTTACGGGTACGAATGATGATGCCTTTGCGACCGCGCCCGTGTGTGATGGTGAAGTTAATCCGATTAGGGCTTTCTCTACGCAGTAGCTGAGCAATGCATCGAGGTTCGTTTTTCATGCTGGCTCTCCTAATCCGAGCCACATCAGCCAACCGTCACGAATTTCTTTCGGACGACTGTCATAAGCCATCTTCATTCCTTTGTTCCATGCTGGCAGGTAGACCCAATACTCTCCTGCTCTCCCACTGGTCGACTGCGGATCTGTCATCTCAACCACTGGCAGCTTTCCCTTCTCAATCATGCCTTTCACGGCTGCTGGGGTTTTACCAATAAGACGCGCGAATTCCTGATAAGGGACGGCGTCGCTCGCACTCTCAATAACCCTATTCATTTGTGACTATTCCTCGTTAGTGTTTTAATTGCTCCTAATGGCTTTTAATTGCGATATTGGAGCCATAAATCTGCGATAACGAAACGAAGATTACTCCGTTATCGTTTTTCTATCAATAGTGGAGTGTTAATTACGATGATACCCGTCAACGAGAAACTGGCCATCATGCGCGAGTCGGAACGTATGAATAGAAAAGAATTCAGTGACTTAACTGGAGTTCCGTATAGCTCTCTTTCGAGTTATGAGAAGGGAGTAAAAGATATGGGCATACAAGCAGTAATGAAGATTTTGAACCATCCTCAGTTCAAAAAATACACTATGTGGTTCATGACAGAGACGATATCACCTGAAGCTGGGCAAATTGCACCGGCTCTCGCGCACTTTGGGCAGCAGACAACAACGTCACCCCACTCAGACCAGAAAACTGGCTAACCATTTACGGCGCTTATTTGTGCAGTCAATGCAGAGTGAGTTTTTGTTATTTAAATCAGGATATTGAAGTACGCAGTAACATCATCGGGAGGCTTTATGTCTATTAAAAAGCTCGATGATGGTCGATATGAAGTGGACATTAGACCGACCGGGCGTAACGGAAAACGCATCCGTCGGAAGTTCGACAAGAAAAGCGAGGCGATGGCTTTTGAAAAGCATACTCAATATAACCATCACTCAAAGGAATGGCTTTCAAAACCAACGGACAAACGCCATCTGTCCGAACTGAAAGAGTTGTGGTGGAAACTAAAAGGTCAGCATGAGGAACACGGCCAATCGTATCTCAATAAAATTGAGCGATTTGAAAAGATGACCGGCAACCCATGTGCCTTTCAGATCACCAAAAGTCTGATAACGCAGTATTGCGCACAGCGACGGGGTGATGGCATTAAGCCAACCACCATAAACCGGGACCTCATCACGCTGGGCGGTATGTTCACCACCCTGATTGAGTCAGAGCTGTATAACGGTGAGCATCCGTTCAGAGGGTTTAAAAAACTGAAAGAGCAGACTGCCGAAACGGGCTATCTCACTCTTGATGAGATTGACGCACTTCTGGCGGCGCTATCGGGTGGAAATCGCAAGATCGCGGTTTTGTGCTTGAGCACCGGTGCGAGATGGGGCGAAGCAGCGCGACTGAAAGCGGAGAACGTGATTCATAACCGGGTGACTTTCGTGAAGACGAAAACCAACACCCCGCGCACGGTTCCGATCTCCGAAGAAGTTACGGCTTACATTGTCGGTAATACGCGAGGATTTCTGTTTCCTGATGCTAGCTATAAAGTATTCAGGAAAATCCTCAAAGCGGTTAAACCTGACTTACCCGCCGGGCAAGCAACGCACGCGCTGCGACACTCTTTTGCAACGCACTTTATGATTAACGGAGGCAACATCATTACACTACAGCGGATTCTGGGTCACACGAAAATTGCACAGACAATGGTCTATGCGCACTTCGCTCCGCAGTACCTGCAGGATGCGATTTTGCTCAACCCATTAAAGGGTGAAAGCGGTGGACAGAACGTCCACATAACGTCCACACCCTAG